ACCAAGGAAACGAAGAAGAATATAATCCAAGCTGGGCACATAGCAGTTGAGGAACTTATTAAAGTTGCTAAAGAAGCTATTATAGATTCAAGCGATGATATATCAGCGGACAGGCTTAAAAATGCTGCTGCTACAAAAAAACTAGCTATATTTGATGCTTTTGAAATACACAATCGTATTATAGAAGAACAAAATATGTTAGATGAAAAACCTAAAGAAATTAAAAAAGAAACTACGTTTCGTGGTTTTGCTGAAGGGAGATCTAAATAATGTATAAGCAAACACTATATAAAGTATTATCTGACCACGTTAAACCTAAAGTTCTTAACAGAATGAACAGGTATAACAAATGGGAGTATGGATATAACGAAGATCATGATATGGTTGTTATATCTAAGACCGGACAAATTGGAGAGATTTATGAAATACAAAATCTTAAAATAGCTTTACCTAAACAAAACAATGTTCATAAGTTTGAAGAAAACAAATGGACTAGATTTGATTATCCTAAGATATTAAGTAGAATAAAAACAGTATTTGACTGGAGAGAATACCCTGAGGATTTTAAAGAGACATGGTACGATTATATTGATACTGAATTTAAAAGACGTGAAGAAGGTTTTTGGTATATAAATAAAGATATACCTACATATTTAACAGGTACTCATTATATGTATTTGCAGTGGTCAAAAATTGACGTTGGTCAACCAGACTTTAGAGAATCAAATAGATTGTTTTTTATATTTTGGGAAGCTTGTAGAGCAGATTACAGAAGCTACGGTATGTGTTATTTAAAAAATAGACGATCTGGTTTTTCTTTTATGGCTTCTGGCGAAACTGTTAATATGGCTACAATATCTAGTGATGCTCGTTTTGGTATATTATCTAAATCAGGTGCTGATGCTAAAAAAATGTTCACAGATAAGGTAGTGCCAATATCAGTTAACTATCCTTTCTTTTTTAAGCCAATACAAGACGGTATGGATCGACCTAAAACAGAGTTAGCGTATCGTGTGCCAGCGTCTAAGTTTACAAGAAGATCTATAGTTTCTACAGACAAACAAGAAGATCTTACAGGACTTGATACAACTATTGATTGGAAAAATACCGGAGACAACGCTTATGATGGTGAAAAATTAAAATTATTAGTACATGATGAATCAGGTAAATGGGAAAGACCTAATAATATAGAAAACAATTGGCGTGTTACTAAAACAACATTAAGACTAGGTTCTAGAATTATAGGTAAATGCATGATGGGATCAACGTCAAATGCTTTAGACAAAGGTGGTAGAAATTTTAAAAAATTATATGATGACTCAGACGTTACAAAAAGAAATGCAAATGGACAAACTCGTTCAGGACTATATTCTTTGTTCATTCCTATGGAATGGAATTACGAGGGATACATTGATTCTTATGGCATGCCTGTCTTCGAAACACCACAAAAACCATTGTTTGGACCTCATGGAACGCCAATCAAACTTGGGGTTATTGAATACTGGGATAACGAGGTAGAAGGTCTTAAAGATGATCAAGATGGTTTAAATGAATTTTATAGACAGTTTCCACGCACAACAAAACACGCGTTTAGAGATGAGTCTAAAATGTCTTTATTTAATCTAACTAAGATATATCAACAAATAGATTTTAATGAAGATTTAAAAAACTCAGTATCTATTACTCAAGGTAATTTTCAGTGGGAAAATAGTGAAAAAGATACAAGAGTTATATTTGCACCTAGCAAACAAGGTAGATTTTATATAACTTGGGTTCCTCCAGTTCATTTACAAAACAAAAGGTTCATTAAAAATGGTATTAATTACCCAGGTAACGAACATTGTGGTGCTTTTGGATGTGATCCATATGATATATCAGGTACAGTAGATAAGAGAGGGTCTAACGGCTCTTTACATGGTTTAACTAAGTTTAGCATGGAAGAAGTGCCGCCAAATCATTTTTTCTTAGAATATATCGCTCGTCCACAAACAGCTGAAATATTTTTTGAAGATGTACTTATGGCTTGCGTATTTTATGGTATGCCAATATTAGCAGAAAACAATAAACCTAGATTATTATATTATTTCAAACGTAGAGGTTATAGAGGTTTTGCAATGAACAGACCAGATAAAAAAAGAAACAAATTATCAGTAACAGAAAGAGAAATAGGTGGTATACCTAATTCAAGTGAAGATATAAAACAAGCTCACGCGTCTGCCATAGAAACATATGTAGAAACATTTGTTGGTTTAAAAGAAACAGGATATGGAGATATGTATTTTCAAAGAACTCTAGAAGATTGGTCTAGGTTTAATATAAATAATAGAACATCACATGATGCCTCTATTAGTTCTGGACTTGCGTTAATGGCTTGTAACAAGCATAGATATGCTCCAAACAATAAAATTAAATTAAAACCAGTTGATCTAGGTATAAAAAGATACAACAACAAAGGAACTTTATCAAAAATTATAAATTAATGAATATATATACTAATACCAATAGTGCTTTCCCTAGTCAAGTAGTGAGTGATGCTGAAAAAGCAAGCATTGAATACGGAAGTCAGGTTGCAATGGCTATTGAATATGAGTGGTTTCGTTCAGGAAGAACTACAGGTAATAGGTATTTAACTAATTGGAATCAATTTCACCAATTAAGATTATATGCTCGTGGTGAACAAAGTGTACAAAAATATAAAAATGAATTGTCTATTAATGGTGATTTGTCTTATCTTAATTTAGACTGGCAACCAGTACCTATATTATCTAAATTTGTTGATATTGTTGTTAATGGTATATCATCTAAAACATATGACATAAAGGCTTATGCTCAAGATCCAGAATCAGTAAAAGCTAGAACTAAATATGCTTCTAAAATACAGGAAGATATGATAGCTAAAGATTACTTAAAAGGACTAGAAGATACTTTAGGTATAAACTTATATCAAAGTACTAACCCTAGTAATTTACCTGAAACACCTGAAGAGTTAGAGTTACACATGCAGCTTAGTTATAAGCAGTCAATTGAAATAGCAGAAGAAGAAGCTATATCATCTGTGTTTGCTCAAAATAAATTTGATTTAACAAGACGTAGATTAAACATGGACTTAACAGTTTGTGGTATTGCTGCAGCTAAAACTAATTTCAATACAGCAGAAGGAATTACAGTTGACTATGTTGATCCTGCTTATATGGTTTATTCTTATACAGAGGATCCAAACTTTGAAGATATATATTATGTAGGTGAGCTTAAATCTATTACAATAGCTGAACTTAAAAAAGAGTTTCCAGGTATTAGTAAAGAAGAACTAGAACGTATACAAAAAATGCCAGGTAATAGACAGTATTTAACTGGTTGGGGTGATTATGATGAAAACACCGTGCAAATATTATACTTTGATTACAAGACTTATACTAATCAAGTATTTAAAATAAAACAAACAGATCAAGGCTTAATGAAAGCTTTAGAAAAACCTGACACGTTTAATCCGCCTGAAAGTGATAACTTTGAAAGAGTATCAAGATCTATAGAGGTTTTATATAGCGGCGCTAAAGTTTTAGGTACTGATACAATGTTAAAATGGGAACTAGCTGAAAACATGTCTAGACCATTAGCTGATACGACTAAAGTTGAAATGAATTATTCTATATGTTCACCTCGTATGTACAAAGGTAGAATAGAATCTTTAGTTAGCAAATGTATAGGTTTTGCTGATATGATTCAGCTAACACATTTAAAGCTACAGCAAGTTATGTCTAAAATGGTACCAGATGGTGTTTATTTAGATATGGATGGTTTAGCAGAGGTTGATTTAGGTAACGGTACAAACTATAATCCAGCAGAAGCACTTAATATGTATTTCCAAACTGGTAGTATTGTTGGTAGATCACTTACGCAAGATGGCGATATGAATCCAGGTAAAATACCTATCCAAGAATTAAGTTCTAGTTCTGGTCAAGGTAAAATACAAAGTTTAATACAAACTTATCAGTATTATTTACAAATGATACGTGATGTAACCGGGCTTAATGAAGCTCGTGATGGTAGTACGCCAGACAAACAAACGTTAGTTGGTTTACAAAAATTAGCTGCTAATGCTTCTAACGTTGCTACAAGACATATTAAGCAAGCTAGTTTATATATAACGTTAAGAACAGCAGAGAATATAGCTTTAAAAATAGCTGATGCTTTAGAATTTCCACTTACAGCAGAATCACTAGTAAATGGTATATCAAACTACAATGTAAATACTTTAACAGAAATAAGTAATTTAAACTTACATGACTTTGGTATATTCTTAGAACTAGAGCCTGATGAAGAAGAACAAGCTCAATTGGAACAAAACATACAAGTTGCTTTACAACAAGGTGGTATTGATTTAGAAGATGCTATAGATTTAAGACAAATTAAAAATCTTAAGTTAGCTAATCAAATGCTTAAAATAAAACGTAAAGCTAAAGGTAAACAAGATCAAGAAAATGCTCTTGAACAAGCAGAAGCACAAGCTCAAGCTCAAGCTGATGCGGCTGAAAAAATAGCAATGTCTGAAGTACAAAAACAAGAAGCTATATCAGGTTCTAAAGTACAGTTTGAACAAGCTACTAATCAAATGGAAATACAACGCATGGAGTTAGCTGCTCAATTAGAGCAACAAAAAATGCAAGCACAGTTTCAGTTTGATATGCAGTTAAAACAAATGGACATGCAAGCCGCTGGTCAAAAAGAACAAGAAATAGAAAACAGAAAAGACAAGCGTATTAAAATGGAAGGTACGCAACAAAGTCAAATGATAGAACAAAGAAAACAAGATCTACCAGCTATAGACTTTGAACAACAACAACCAAACATGCCGCAACCGCAGCAAATGTAGGTTATTATTAATTATTTAATTATATTATATTATGTCAGAAGTAAAAACAAATGAACCTGTTAAACAGGAAGGTGACTTTAAAATAAAGTCTAAAAAACCTAAGCAACTAGGAAACAAAGAACAAGAAATTGTAAAAGTAAGTTTAAAAGAACCTTTGGTAGAAATACCAGATGATGTTATTAAAGTTACAGTACCTAAAGAAGCTTTAAAACAAAAAGAAGATGCCATTCAAATCGGAGAAACAAAGGAGGTATCTGTGGAAAAACCATCCGGAGATAGCGCAGAGGTGGGAGAATCTATACAAAAGTCCAACGAGACTGCTGAAGGGTTTTCTCCAATCAAAGAAGTAACTGAAGAAGAAGTTAAAAAAGTAGAAGCAGAAGTAAAAGAAGCAATAAGAGATGAAAAAGTTTTAGGTAAACAATTGCCTGAAAATATTGAAAAGCTAGTATCTTTTATGGAAGAAACTGGTGGAACTATAGAAGATTACACTAGATTAAATGCTGATTATACTAATGTTGATGAAGATACTTTATTAAAAGAATATTACAAAAAATCAAAACCTCATTTAAATTCAGAGGAAATAGATTTTATAATGGAAGATAGCTTCCAATATGATACAGATCTTGACGAAGAGCGTGACGTCAAAAAGAAAAAACTCGCTAAAAAAGAAGAGATTGCAAAAGCAAAAAACTTTTTAGAGGAAACGAAGAATAAATATTACGACGAAATCAAGTTGAGACCCGGCGTAACTCAGGACCAACAAAAAGCTATGGACTTTTTTAATCGCTACAACAAACAGCAAGAACAAGCTGAGCAACAACACGATGTATTTCAAAAAAATACTAAAGAATTATTTAATAACGAATTCGAAGGTTTCGATATCAATGTTGGAGATAAAAGATTTAAGTATAATATTAAAGATGTAGATAAAGTTGCAGAAAACCAATCAAACATTAATAACCTAGTCGGGAAGTTC